GCCGCGATGAGAGGGGTCATTGAAGATGGCTAAGAAACTATTCGTGCCTGAAAGGGTTGCGGCTAACATGAAGTCTGACGCGCCGCAGACTGAAATACCAAAGGCGGTTCAAAAGGCTCTTCCACAAGAAGAGGAAAACAAAAACACAGAAAATCCATCTGAGATGGATGCTTCTGCTCTTGATAGGCTTCCAGACCCTGTTGGGTACCGCCTTCTTGTAATCCCATATTATCCCCCAGCCAAAACAAAAGGTGGCATTTACATACCAGACGCTACTCGTGACCGAGAGGCGTTTGCAACTGTTGCTGCCTATGTCGTAAAGGTTGGGCCAGACGCCTATAAAGACCAAGGTAAGTTTCCTTCTGGCGCATGGGCAGGAGAGAAATCATGGGTTCTTATGGGACGTTATGCTGGAAATAGGTTCAAAGTGGATGGACTTGAGGTTCGTCTCATAAATGACGATAATATTATCGCCACTATACTTGACCCAGCAGACATATCGTATGTATAAAAATACTGGAGGCAACTTATGGATGAAATAATGAACGCAGAAGCAGAAGCAGAAGAAAACTTCACCTTTGATGTTGAAGAAGGCGAACAAGTTTCTGAAAAAAATCAGGAACAGCCCGAACAAATGTTCGACTCTGAAGATTCTTCTGAAAATGAGGGCGCTGAATCTGGTGAGCTAGAAAATTATAGCGAGAATGTGCAGAAGCGCATTAACCAGTTAACCGCCAAGCGCAAGCAGGCAATGGAAGAGGCGGAAGCTGCTTATCAGTATGCCCAGCAAATGCACACTCAGAACGAAGAGTACAAGAAGCGTTTGAGCGCCTTAGATACTGGCTATACAAATGAATATGGAGCCCGTATCGAGTCACAGCATGAGCAAGCTAAAAAGCTATTAAAAGAAGCTTATGATATTGGCGACATGGACAAAGTTGTTGAGGCGCAAGACCTTATCGCTCGTCTTGCTATTGAAAAAGAACGTGTTCGTGTTCAAAAGGCTCGCCAAGAACAGGCGGTAAATGCCCAAGAAGAGCAAGTTCAACAACCACAACGCCAGCAAGTTCCGCGTAAAGAGGATTTAGACCCCAAGTTAAAGTCTTGGATGTCTAAGAACGATAGCTGGTTCGGCAAAGACATGGTTATGACAGGCGGGGCAAAGGCTATCCATGAAGTTCTTGTTGGGGTTGAGGGGTTTGACCCAGCAAGTGATGAGTATTATGCGGAAATTGACAAGCGTATGCGTCAAGAGTTTCCACACAAGTTTCAGGCACAGCGGCAGAACGCCCAAGCAGTTGCGCCTGCGTCCTCTGGACGGTCTGTGAAGTCAGGGCGGAAAAAGACGGTGGAATTAACACCAGGTCAAGTGGCTTTCGCTAAGAAGATGAATATTCCTCTTGAGCGGTACGCAAAAGAAGTCGCTAAACTAGACACAAGGAGTGCATAATGGTTGACCGCGCAAGCCGGGATTCGCAAACCCGTGAAAAAACAGCGAGAGTAGAAGCGTGGCGTCCACCATCAACACTTGAAGCTCCTGAAGCTCCAGTAGGTTTTAAGCACCGTTGGATTCGTGAGTCAGTCATGGAATATGATGACCGTAATAACGTCCATAAGCGCCGCCGTGAAGGTTGGGAGCTTGTACGGGCGGAAGATTATCCTGATTTCGATGCACCTGTCATTGACGAAGGTAAAAACGCTGGCGTAATCGGCGTAGGTGGTTTGGTTCTTGCTAGAATACCTGAAGAGATTGTGGAACAGCGTGACGCACATTACCGTAGCGTTACAGAAAATCAAATGGAGGCTGTAGATAGAGATTGGATGCGTGAGTCCAATGCGGCTATGCCCAAGCTCGCTCCACAGCGTTCAAGTCAAGTAACTTTTGGCTCAAGAGGCCAAAAATAAACTCGTAAGGAGAGTTCAAGATGGCAAATAAAGATGCTGCCTTTGGTCTGCGCCCAGCGCGGATGATGAACGGCTCTGCCTTTATGAACCAACAGAACCGCTATCGCATTGCCAACAATGCTTCTGGCGCGATTTTCCAAGGTGACTTAGTGGAAGCACTAACAGCCGGGACAATTGGCGTTAAAGCTGCTGGCGAAACCGATGCTGCTCTGGGTGTGTTCAACGGCTGCCGTTACACTGACCCTGTTTCTGGTAAGGAAACATTCTCAAACTACTACCCTGGTTCAATTGCTGCGGATGACATTGAAGCATTCGTAATTGACGCGCCAGACGTAGTTTATGAAATTCAGGCTGATGCTGCTATGCCAGTAACAGACCTGTTCGGTAACTTTGACATTGTTGTTGGCACAGGTGATACAAAATCAGGGCTTTCACGCACTGAAATTGGTGTTTCAACTGCCGCAGCCACTGCAACACTACCTCTGAAAGCGATTGATATTTCGCAAGACCCAGAGAATAGTGACACTGGTTCAGCTAACACAAACGTCATGGTTGTTATCAATAACCACTTGCTGTCTGCTGGCACCGCAGGCTTGGCATAAGGAGACTAGATAATGGCTATTTCAAGAGCACAGCTAGTTAAAGAACTAGAGCCAGGCCTGAACGCATTGTTTGGCATGGAATACGACCGCTATGACGCGGAACACGCTGAAATCTACGACACTGAATCATCAGACCGTGCGTTTGAAGAAGAGGTAATGCTTGTAGGTTTTGGAAACGCCCAAACTAAGCAAGAAGGTGCAGGCGTATCTTTCGACAATGCTTCAGAAGCATACACAGCACGTTACAGCCATGAGACAATCTCATTGGCTTTCGCGCTGACTGAAGAAGCAATGGAAGATAATCTGTATGACCGTCTTGGTGCACGCTACACACGCGCACTAGCACGTTCAATGGCACACACCAAGCAGGTTAAAGCTGCCGCAACGCTAAACAATGCGTTTGACAGCGCCTACACTGGCGGTGACGGTAAGGAGCTTTGCGCTACTGACCACCCACTAGCTGGTGGCGGTACATTCCGCAACGAGCCTTCAACTGCTGCTGACCTCAACGAAACTTCACTTGAGAATGCTCTGATTGACATCTCAACTTTCGTTGACGAGCGTAACTTGATTATCGCCCTGCGCGGTACCAAGCTTATCGTTCCGCCACAGCTTCAGTTTGTTGCTGACCGTCTGCTTGAGTCTACATTACGTGTAGGCACAGCCGACAATGATGTGAACGCCATTCGCAACATGGGTATGTTGCCAGAGGGTTACACTGTTAACCACTTCCTGACAGACCCAGATGCGTTCTTCATCAAGACAGATGCGCCAAACGGCTTCAAGCACTTTGAGCGTACTCCAATGTCTACAGGCATGGAAGCTGACTTCGACTCAGGTAACATGCGCTTTAAAGCTCGTGAGCGTTATAGCTTCGGTTATTCCGACCCACGCGCTGTGTTTGGTTCACCAGGCGCATAAAGCGAACAATTCTTCGGAAAGGGGCGGCTTTTCAGCCGCCCTTTTTTATTGTATAGTAAATTATCCCTGACAGTCGCATGGTGCGGCTGACACTAGCCACGACAGGAGTATCAAATGGCTCGTACAACTTTCTCAGGTCCAGTTAAGTCAAACACCGCTTTCTGGGCAAATCCAATTACATTCGCAAACCTGCCAACCGCTTCAGCCGACAACGAAGGGTACATCTACTATGTATCTGACGCTCTCAAGGCTTCTGAAACTGCTACCAATGGTACAGGCAACCTTGTGTTTTCTGACGGTTCAAATTGGATTCGCGTAGACACTGGCGCAACCGCAGGCGCTTAATAGGAGGCTATTATGGCTGGTCCAGTAAAAGCCTTTAATTTTGACCAAGGTGACACTGCGGCAGTTGTGGGAGCGGCTCGCTCTCGCGTCCGCCAAGTTGTTATCTACGCTGCTGCCACAGGCGCATTAACCATAAAGAATGGTTCCGCGTCTGGCGAAGTTTTGCTTCAGCAAAGCTTTGGCACAGGCAATCACGTTATGAACATCCCTGACGATGGCATCCTTGCCACTGAGGGGTGCTTTGTGGCAGCTCTTTCAGGTTCAAACAACAAACTTACAATCTTCTTGTCTTAGGAGACTGTTGTGCCCCACGAGATACGTTCCATAACCCAAGTTGGTACATCAGAACCATTTGAGTTACAGGTGTCTCGTGGGCAAATTACTTTACACTATAAATTGCACAAATTTGGTTTTAATTCTCTTGTTCAAGACATAGAGGAAACCATTTGGGATGTGGGCGGCTTATACGCCTATCCGTCATCTGCTGTAAAGATGACTGCGACCAGCACAGACGGCGCAAATGACGAAGATGTTCAGGTAACTATTCAAGGCTTGGACGCTGACTATAACGAGCTTTCTGAAACGGTGACGCTGGACGGCACTGGCGTAGCTGAAACCAACTCTTTCTTTCTTCGTGTGTTCAGAGCTTTTATAGCAGGCTCACAGGAACCCTCTGGCACGATAAACATCACCAACACTGGAACAACATACGCTCGCATCACGCTCGGTGAAAATCAAACGCTGATGGCGGTGTGGACTGTTCCTGCTGGATATACCGCGTATATGCTTCAGAACAACACAACTTGTTATACAGAGCAAAACAACAAATTTGGCATCACGAGGCTTGTAACAAGAGAGCCTGATGGTGTGTTCAGAACACAAGACAAGCATACTGTTGTGCTGAGTCAAAATGTTGTTAACTATCCAATCCCTAAAGCCATACCAGAAAAAACTGATATAGAGATGCGTGCTATTGCCAGTAGTTCAAATGCAAACCTACAGGTTTCTGCAAGCTTTGATATCGTGTATATTAAAAATGAGGTGGGTGTATAATGGCGCGTAAAAAAGAAAAGCCTATCCGCAAAACTACTGGTAAGGGCGGTAATTACCGCAAAACCAAAGCTGGCGCGGGTATGACAAAGAAGGGTGTTGCCGCGTATCGCAAGGCAAATCCTGGCTCAAAGTTAAAGACCGCCGTTACAGGCAAGGTTAAAAAAGGTTCGGCAGCCGCAAAGCGCCGCAAATCGTTCTGCGCTCGCAGCGCTGGTCAAATGAAGAAGTTTCCCAAGGCGGCTAAAAATCCGAATAGCCGCTTGAGACAGGCGAGGCGTAGATGGAAATGCTAGTTAAGATTTTGATAGGTGTAATAGGTTTTTTCACAGCTTTATCCGTGCCGTTTATTGGCTGGGTTGGCATTAGTATTGTTGATATGAAGGTTGACCTAGCAGAGACACATGCAAAGGTTGACGCTAATTATCAAATGATTAGGCCTATGTGGGAACAATTTATTTCGGAGAAAAAACTTGCCGATATCACGCTCGCAAACGCCCCAACAGATAAGTAAACCAAGAGGCAAAAAGATGCCAAAAGATGCTTGTTATAAGAAAGTAAAGGCTCGCTACCGCGTATTTCCTAGCGCGTATGCTTCAGGTGCAATCGCAAAGTGTCGCAAGGTTGGCGCAAAGAATTGGGGCAACAAGTCCAAAGCGAAGAAGATGCGTGGTGGCGGCGCGGTTATGAGAGATAAGCCGACTAGAATGTATTGATGGGGCGAATATGGCGGTTAGAAAAACAAAAGCTGGAGCTAATCTCAAGCGGTGGTTCAAAGAAGATTGGAAGGATGTCCGCACGGGGAAGGCATGTGGCAGACGCAAAGGTGAAAAACGGGGTACTCCATATTGTCGCCCCTCTAAAAGAGTGTCTTCTAAAACCCCAAAAACATCGAAGGAGATGACTGCTGCCGAAAAACGTAGTAGGATAGCCCAGAAGAAGCGCATAGGTCAGCCAGCAGGCAAGCCTCGCCGCGTCAAGTCTCTAAAGAGAAAGAAAAAGTAAATGGCAGTTTCAGGCTCTACAGATTTTGAATTAAATGTATCTGACTACATTGAAGAAGCTTTCGAGCGTTGCGGCTTGGAGTTAAGAACAGGCTATGACCTAAAAACAGCTAAACGCTCTATGAACCTTATGTTTGCGGAATGGGCAAACAGAGGATTAAATCAATGGACAATAGAGCAAAGAACTCAAGCGCTTGTTCAGGGCACTTCTTCTTATTCATTAGATAGCGTTGTAATTGATTTCTTTTCTATGGTTGTTCGCCGAAGCTCAACAG